CACAAAACGCTAAATATACAGGAGACAATGATCTGTTACCAAAAGGACACCCAAAGAACAAATAATGGCTAGAAAAGTCATTAGAACATATGTAAAACCAAAACGTAAATCACACCCTCATAGCAAAAACGCAAGTATAGGGCAAACAGGATATAAAAAAAAATATAAAGGTCAAGGAAGATGAGTAAAAGAATAAGTAAAATGCTATTCAGCAAAGAGAGAGTAGAGTTAGCTCTAATAGATGATGCAGAAAAAAAAATAGACAACATTAATGATGAATTAAAAAGAGGACAAGTAATACTACAACAAGCAGCAATAAAAGCAGAAAATGCTTTTGATTCAGCAGAAACACAAATAAAATCAGCACAAGCAGATTTAGACAAAATAGAAAGAGCTGCAAAAGATTTAGGTATTGACATTCCAAACGCAGCACAAATAAAAAAATCTTTAGATTCTGCAATATCAAACCAAAAAAGATTAAAAAGACAAGCTGAAGAAGCGAGTAAAATTTAATTATGAAAAAATTTGAAACACCAAGTAAAACAAGTCCAAGAGGAGGACGTAGAGGTTGTTTATGTAAAGATGAAACCTATTCAGTAAAGTGCTGTAAGGGTAATATAATTAATCAAGGAATCGGTAAAATATAAGTTATGAGAAAAAAAGCGATGAGAAATGTGTCAATAATGACAGAACTATCAACAGAAAAGGTAGAGTTAAAATCAATGAAAGAAATTCAAAAAGCTATATCTAATATGAAAAATATGGAAGATGATGCTACTAAAGTTGTTGATGATTATCTCGAAGCAATGAATAGAGCAAGTAAAATTTACACATTACAAGTAGTACAAGAAAGAAATGCAATTTATTCTTGGACTATGAGTGAAGCCCCATCAATAATACAAGATTTTAAATCAGCAGCAAAAGAGTTAGGAATAGATGTGAGTAAAATATCAGAAGTACAACAACTCGAAAAACTTATACAAACAGGAAAACAATTAATTAAAGTATTAGATAGAGTAAAACGACCTGATGCAGGTATATAAAATATAAAAATGCAAATATAAATTTAAACACGTTATAGTAATATGAAATCAACAGAAATCTTAAACAAAATCAAGACTTTCTTAGGAGAAGAAGCTATTGAGCAAGATACTCAATTAACTGAGGAAGCACTAGAACTAGCTCAACTAAAGCTAGAAAACGGAACAGTATTAGAAGCTGAGGCTTTTGAATCTGGCAACGAAATTTTTATTCTTACAGAAGATGAAAAGGTAGCAGTACCTAAAGGCGAATATTTAATGGAAGATGGTAATACACTTGTCGTAGAAGAAGAGGGTATTATCAAAGAAATTAAAGCTGAGGAAGAAGAAGTAGAGCAAGAGGAAGAAGAAAAAGAAGAGATGCAATATGTGTCTAAACAAGAATTTGAATCAGCCGTTGAAGAAATCAAAGGTATGATTAAAGAGCTTAAGGATCACAAAGAGAAAGAAGAAATGGCAGAGCAAGTAAAAGAAGAACTTAGCTCAACTCCTGCTGTAGAACCTATCGCTCACAACCCTGAAGCGCAAGAGAAATTTAAAGTAAGATTCGGAAACAACAGAAAAGAAACTGCTTTAGACAGAGTAATGAAAAGATTAACCAATAATTAAAATTAAGAAAAATGCCAAATCCAACAATTACAGCAAGTAGTTATGCAGGGGAATTTGCAGGTAAGTATATCGCTGCGAGTTTATTGACAGCAAAAACCTTAGATGATGCTGCGATAACTATTTTGCCAAACATTAAGTACAAAGCTGCTATGAAAGTAGGGGCTTTCTCAAATTTAGTAAGAAGTGCTGATTGTGATTTCGATTCATCGACTTCAGGTCTTACACTTACTGAAAAAGTATTAACTCCAACTGAGTTACAAGTAAACCTACAAATCTGTAAGAAAGAATTACACGCAGATTGGGAAGCTGCTCAGATGGGCTTTTCTGCTTTTGACAACTTACCTCCATTATTTTCTGACTTCGTTATCGCAAGAGTAGCTGCTGAGGTTGCAAGTGCAACTGAATCATCTATTTGGGGTGGTAGTGCAGGAGAGGGTAACTTCGATGGTTTTGTAACATTAGCAACTGCTGATTCTACTGTTAATGATGTAACAGCAGGTACAGTTACAGCATCTAATGTAATCACAGAACTAGGTAAAATCGTTGATGCTATTCCATCAGGAGTTTACGGAGCTGATGATCTAATCATCTATGTATCACAAAACATTTATAGAGCTTACATTAGAGCTTTAGGTGGTTTTGGAGCATCAGGTTTAGGTGCAGCAGGTTATGAAAATAGAGGTAACAACCAATCGTTAGATAACTTATTCTTTGATGGTGTAAGAATCTATCCATCTTCAGGTTTTGGAAATAACCAAGCAATCGCTGCAAGAAGCTCTAACTTATTCTTCGGAACAGGTCTATTAAACGACAGAAACGAAGTAAAAGTTATTGATATGTCAGATATTGATGGATCACAAAATGTAAGAGTAGTAATGAGATATACAGCAGGATGCCAAATCGGTGTAGGTGCTGATGTAGTTCTTTACGACTAATAAATTAAATTAACTAACATATAAAGGGGTAGGTGGTATTCTGCCTACCCTTTTTTAATACCAATATAATTATGGCTTGTTTATTAACTAAAGGTAGAGCGTTACCCTGTAAATCAGGAGTAGGTGGATTGAAGTCCGTTTACTTTACTGATTATGGTGGGTTAGGAGCTATCACAATTGCCTCTAATCAAATTACAGCTATAGCAGGTACTCCAACAGTATATCAATTTGACATCAAAGGAAATTCTACGCTAGAAACTGCTGTAACATCAAGTAGAGAAAATGGTACTACATTTTACGAAAGCACATTAACACTTAACTTTACATTCCTAGAAAAAGACACACAAGAAGAAATAAAACTACTTGCAGTAGCTAGACCTCATATTTGGGTAGAGGACTACAATGGTAATTTTTTATTAGTAGGTAAAGTACACGGAGCTGAATTAACTTCTGGTACATTTTCAAGTGGAGCAGCTATGGGAGATCTTAGTGGTTACTCATTGACATTTGTTGCACAAGAAACTGCACCACCAGACTTTACAGTTTCAACAGTTGTTACAGGTGCTAATCAAGGTAGTAAGATTACACCTAACTAAAAATAATTTCTTATATTTATAAGAGTTTTCATAAATTTAGATTAGTTTTGTTTTTAAAGGGGAGTTTTTTAACTCCTCTTTTTTTATACACAAAATCTAAAGTTATTACGTTATATAAGTATGATACACTTAACGACATCTGCATCAGCTCAGACATTAAAAGTAATACCAAGAAGTTATGCAAGTTCTGTCAGTATGATACTAAGAGATGATTCAACAAACACCTCAACGACATACTCAGTAAGCACAACGACAGACAAGAATTATTTAGTGTTATCACAAGCATTAAGTCCTGTACTTGTAGAAGGTAGGTTTTATGATCTAACAATAAAAGAGGGAAGTAATGTAATTTATAAAGATAAAGTTTTCTGCACAGATCAAACAATATCTAGTTACTCAGTAAATAGTGGAGAATATACAATTCCAACAGGAAACGATGTCTTTGATAATGATTATATAGTTATATGAAAAATAAATCAGATTTAAGTATTGTTAATTTAAGCACTTATACTTCTCCTATGGTAAAGGAAGTAAGAGGCAAAGACTTCATAGAATATGGAGAAGATAACAACTACTTTCAATACCTAATAGACAGATACAACGGAAGTCCGACAAATAACGCTATTATAAATGGTGTTAGCGAAATGATTTACGGAAAAGGCTTAGATGCTACTGATTCAAACAGAAAGCCTAATGAATATGCTCAAATGATGTCCTTGTTTAACAAAGATTGTACTAGAAAATTATGCTACGATTTAAAACTTATGGGTCAATGTGCTGTCCAAGTTATCTACTCAAAAGACAGAACTAAAATTGTACAGCTTGAACATATGCCAATAGAAACATTAAGAGCTGAGAAATGCAACGAAAAAGGCGAAATAGAGGGTTACTATTATTTTAGTGATTGGTCAAAGTACAAGCGAGGAAACGAATTAAAAAGAATACCTGCATTTGGAACTTCTAAAGAGGGATTGGAAATAATGTACATAAAACCTTATAGAGCAGGTTTTAAATATTATAGTCCAGTAGATTATCAAGGGGGAACACAATACGCAGAGCTTGAGGAGGAAATATCTAACTACCATTTAAACAACATACTAAATGGACTTGCACCAAGTATGTTAATCAACTTCAACAATGGTACTCCTGACCCTGAGCAAAGAGAAATGATAGAAAGAAGAATCTACGAAAAATTTAGTGGCTCAAGTAATGCAGGTAAATTTATTTTAGCATTTAATGACAATGCAGAAACAGCAGCAAGTATTGATCCTATACAACTTAGTGATGCACACAATCAATATCAGTTTTTGAGTGATGAGAGTTCAAAAAAGATTATGGTATCGCATAGGGTAGTAAGTCCTATGTTGTTTGGTATCAAAGATAGCACAGGTCTTGGTAACAATGCTGATGAGCTAAAGACAGCATCTATACTATTTGACAATCTTGTAATTAAAGGCTTTCAAGGACTTTTAATAGACCACTTTGACCAAATACTAGCCTATAATGATATATCGCTTAATTTATACTTTAAAACGCTTCAGCCACTTGAATTTACAGACTTAGAGAATGTAGAGGATGAAGAAACTAAGGAAGAAGAAACAGGAGTTAAGTTAAGTAAAGAATCTAACAAACTATTAGAGGAGTTCATAGGCAAAGGTCAAAACGAAGAAGAACTACTTGAGAAGTATGACTTAATTGATGAAATGGATGTAGATTATGACTTAGAAGATGAGCTTGACAAAAAAATAGATGAGCTAAACAACGAAGTAAAGTTAGCAAGAGTAGGTAAAGCTACACCCTATAAAGAAAGTGAGCAAGATGGGAAAAGTAAGAAAGAGGGCAAAGAAGATATTACTTATTTAGTAAGATATATGTACACAGCTTACTCTGGTGGTTACAAAACAAGGACGGGTAGATCAAGAGAGTTTTGTATAAAAATGATGAGAGCTAATAAGGTTTATCGTAAAGAAGATATTATAGCACTAGATAATGTACCTGTAAATGCAGGGTTTGGCAAAAATGGTGCTGACACATATTCTATATGGTTGTATAAAGGTGGCGCAAGATGTTCGCATAGGTGGACTAGAAAAATATATGCAAGAAAAGATGGAGAAAGAAGTTTGGGAGATACGATAAGCACAACAAAAGCGAGAAGCGAGGGTTTCACACCAGAAAAAAACCCAAACAAAGTATCTATAGCTCCTAGAAATATGCCGAGAAAAGGTTATACTGCTGCATATTG